AACCAATACGATGCCGCGACCGAATACCTGGCCAACGGCGGCATTGCTGACGGCTTTGGTCTTTCGATGTTCGCAAACGGTGGCGCCTTCACCAACGGCATCTACTCCGATCCGACCATTTTCAAGTTCGCAAATGGCGGTCAGTTTGGCGTGATGGGCGAAGCTGGCCCTGAAGCCGTGATGCCGCTGTCTCGCGACAGCAAGGGTCGCCTGGGCGTCAGCGTGAATAACGCCCAAGAGGGCGGCGACGGCGCCGCAGCATCGCCGGTGGTCAATATCGCCATCACAGTCAATAAGGACGGTGGCGGTTCCTCCAGCCAGTCCGGTGACGATGCCGCTCAATGGCGTCAGATGGCCGACCGCGTGAAGGGCATCGTGATCCAAGAGATCGGCACGCAGCAGCGCCCTGGCGGTCTCCTTTACAAATAAGTCACGGATGAGTTATTATGAGCAAACCGACATTCACTTGGCTGCCTGACCTTGGCGCACAGTTGAACCAGAGATCCACCGTCCAGCCGATTAAGTTCGGCGACGGTTACGAGCAGCGTGTGGCTTCTGGCATCAACTACAAGCCGAAAAGCTGGAGTCTGACCTTCACAAAAGGCCCGACCGAAGCAATGGACATTCTGGCCTTCCTCGAAGCACGGGGAGGGCTGGAGTCCTTCACTTGGACTGATCCGTTCGACAAGAGCGGCACTTGGGTTTGTCGAGAGTGGAACGCTGCGCAGAGTGCATTCGGCATCTACGCGGTCAGTGCCACGTTCGAGCAAGTGTTTGAATACTAGGATAAGTCACAACTGACATGCTGACCAACACCATCGCGGCTGAACTTCAGTCGCTTGCGCCTACCGCTATCGTCGAACTCTTCGAGATCGACATGACCAGCCTGCCCGGAGGGCAGGTTGAGCGTTTTCACGCAGGCACAAATGCCGTTCAGACCCCGCTGGTGTGGCAGGGCAACACTTACATGCCGTTGCCCATCGAGGCGACCGGCTTTGACGTAACGACCAAAGGCACGTTGCCGCGCCCGAAGTTCCGCATCGCAAACATCAACGGTCTGTTCTCGGCCATCGTCCGTCAATACGACGACATGATCGGCTGCAAGGTCACGCGCAAGCGCACCTTCGTCCGGTTCCTGGATGCGGTCAATTTCCCAGGCGGCACCAACCCGACCGCTGACCCTGCGCAGTTTATCCCTGACGACATCTGGTTTGTGGATCGCAAGGTCTCTGAAAACCGTTACCTGATCGAATGGGAGTTGGCATCTGCCTTCGACCTGCAAGGCGTCATGCTGCCTTTCCGTCAGGTGATCCAGAACTCCTGCCCTTGGAAATACCGCAGTGCTGAATGCGGCTGGACAGGCAGCTACTTTGACAAGGATGACCAGCCGACCGGCCTGTCGTCCAACGACTATTGCGCCAAGCGGCTCTCGTCCTGCAAAGCGCGGTTTGGCAATGCGAACCTGCCGTTCGGTGGGTTCCCTGGAGCGCACCGCAATGACTTCTAACGACCTCGTTCTCGCGATCCAAGCTGCGGGGGCTTCTGCATACCCGAATGAAGCGTGTGGCGTCGTCATTCGCGCAGGGAAGAAGTCTATTCCCATCCCCTGCAAGAATGTCTCTGAACACCCGACGATGCACTTTGTCATCGACGTGAAGGACTACGCTGAAGCATCGAAGCTCGGCGAAGTGATCGGCATCTGGCATACTCATGTCGAGATTCCTCCGTTCCCGTCTGACGCAGACAAGATGGGCTGCGAAAACTCCGAACTGCCTTGGTATATCGTCAGCGTTTTCAAGGCCGGCGACACCTTCGAGTTCAGCGACATGGAAGTCGTTGAACCGTCCGGCTTCGAGCTGGACTACCTGGAGCGCCCGTATGCCTTCGGCGTCCTCGATTGCTGGTCTCTGGTTCGCGACTACTACCGCCGCGAATACAGCATCAAGCTCGGCGACTACCCGCGCATCGAAAAATTCTGGAAGGAAGGCTACAACTTCTTCGGTGAAAACTGGAAGAAGGAAGGCTTCAAGCAACTGATTGACGAGGAGCCGCGCACCGGCGACCTCTTCCTGATTCAGACCGATGGCGATACCCCGAACCACATTGCGATCTATCTCGGCAACGAAATGATCCTGCATCACTGCCACGGTCGTCTGTCGCGTCGTGACATCTACGGCGGCTACTGGCAGAAACACACCACCCACCACCTTCGGCACGAATCAAAATGCTAACCAAAGTCATCCTTGAAGGCCCGATGGGCAAGAAGTTCGGCAAGGAGTGGGAATTGATGGTTGATTCCCCGAGCGAGGCTTTGCGCATGATTGACGCAAACAAGCCTGGCCTCTTTGCCTGGATCAAGTCGAACCTGGCCAAATACAACGAATACCACGTCGTCTGCGAATACGAGGACGGCACCATCGAGGACTTGAACGAGGAGAGCTACAAGCTCAATCGCAAGTGCAAGGAAATCCGCTTCGTTCCGGTTATCAAGGGTTCGGGCGGCAATGGTGTGTTTCAGACGATTCTTGGCATCGTGCTGATTGTCGTCGGCGTCTTTACGACCATCTTCGGCGACTACTCCGGCTCGGTCATCGCACTTGGCGTCGGCATGCTCGCATCCGGCGTCGCGGCCATGCTCGCGCCCAAACCGAAGATCAATGACATGAGCCAGCAAAGCACCAACAACGAAGCGTCCTATTTCTTTGATGGCCCCGCAAATACCTCCACGCAAGGCGTTCCCGTTCAACTGATCTATGGGCGTTGTCTGGTTGGCTCGCACACGATCTCGGCAGCCGTGTCTGTCGATCAACTGAAGTAAGGCATCGCAATGGCAGAAGAACTCAACATGATCGCTGGTTCCGGTGGTGGCGGTGGCTGCTTCCGTGCCGGCACCCAAGTCCAGCTCGAACACGGCAAGACCAAGGCAATCGAGGAGCTGAAAGAGGGCGACGAAATCCTGGCGTTTGACGAGAACGGCGCACTGCACCTGGCCAAAGTGACCAAGGTGCATTATCACGCCGATCCGCAGCCGATCCTGAAGGTCAAGTTCTGGCGTGGCGAAGTCTGCATCACGCCGAACCATTGGGTGCTGAACCAATACGGCAGCTTCGTGGAAATGGGCAACCTGACCACGCACGACGCACTGATGGATGGCATGGGTCATCTTCGCCCGATCATCGGCGCGGAGCTGATTGGCCATGAGCCGGTCTGGAACCTGACGGTCGAACCGCATCACACCTTCATTGCAAACGGCATCCGTGTTCATAACGGCGGCCACCGTGACCGCTTCCCTGTTGTTGCGGGTTCTGGTGGTGGCGGTGGTGGCAAAGGTGGCGGTGGTCGTCCGGCAGTGGAAGATCCAGACAGCCTTCAATCTCGCGCAATGGTCGCGATCATCGACTTGCTTGGCGAAGGCGCAATCGGTGGTCTAGTCGATGGTGCGAAGTCCATCTACTTCAACGATACCCCTGTTCAGAACAAGGATGGCTCTGCCAACTTCTCTGGCGTGACGTGGGATACCCGAAACGGTGAGCAGATTCAGGAGCCGATGGCCGGTTTCTCCGACATCGAAACGCCGACCGTCATCAACGTCAAGGTAACGAACAACATGCCGGCAACGGCAACGATCACGAACCCGAATGCCGACCGCGTTCGCGTCCTTGTGACCTGTCCGTCGCTCATTAGCCAAGACACCACGACAGGCGACACGCACGGTTCGTCCGTGACGTTCCGCTTCGACGTGTCGATCAACAACAAGGCGTATCAGCCGCTCTCTGGAGAACTCACGATCTCCGGCAAGTCGCGCTCGCGCTATCAGCGTGCCTACGACTTCGTGTTGCCGAAATACGAAGGCAGCGACATCAATATCAACTACACCGCGCCCGCCCACACTTGGACGATCAAGTTGGTGCGCATCACTGCCGACACCACTTCTGGCGCAGTCAGCAACGACATCATTTTCGACACGCTGGTCGAGATCGTCGATTCCAAACTGTCCTACCCGAACTCGGCGCTGGTCGGTATCAAGATCGACTCCGCGCAGTTCAACTCCGTGCCGCGTCGTGCGTATCTGGTGGATGGCCTCTACATCAAGGTGCCGTCGAACTACGATCCGAAAGCACGCACCTACACCGGCATCTGGAACGGTTCGTTCAAGGTGGCGTTGTCGAACAACCCTGCCTGGATTCTCTACGATGTGCTGACGAGCGAACGCTATGGCCTCGGGCAGTTCATCAACACGTCGCAAATCGACAAGTCCAAGCTCTACCAGATCGGCAAGTATTGTGACGAGTTGGTGCCGGACGGCTTTGGTGGTTGGGAGCCTCGCTTCACCATCAATACCGCTATTCAGGGCCGCGTCGAGGCTTACCGCTTCATCACCGACCTTTGCTCCGTGTTCAACGGCATGGCCTATTGGGCAAACGGCATGGTCGGCTTCACGCAAGACTCTCCTGCCGACCCTGGCATGGTCTATACGCCGGCGAACGTCATCGACGGTCTCTTCCAATACGCAGGCTCTTCCCGCAAGGATCGGCACTCTGTTGTGCTGGTGACTTGGAACGACCCGGAGCAGAACTACAAGCAGGTCATCGAATACGTTGAAGATGCCGATCTGGTTGCAAAGTTCGGCATTCGCAAGCTCGAAACCGTCGCTTTCGGCTGCACCTCGCGTGGCCAGGCAAACCGCGTCGGTCGCTGGATTCTCTACACCGAGCAGTATCAGTCCGACATGATCCAGTTCAAGGTCGGCATGGATTCCGCTCTGGTGCTGCCGGGCGAAATCATCAAGATTCACGATACCACCCGCGCAGGGAAGCGATTTGGCGGTCGCCTGAAGAGCTGCACGCTGACCTCTGCTGTGCTTGATGCACCGATCACGATCAGTTCCGGTCTTGCCCGTATCTCCATTCGCATGCCTGATGGCACTTTCGTCGAGCGTGCGATCAAGGAGTCCTTCACGCCTTGGGCGATTGACACGATCTCCTGGGCCGATCCGCTGCCGGCAGAACCGCTGCCCTACGCTATCTGGATCGCTTCGGATCAGACGCTTGAGCCGCTGCTGGCTCGCGTCATCGCGATCTCGCAAAGTGACACCAAGGGCGAGTTCATCATTTCGGCGCTTGAACACAACACGTCGAAATACGATGCCATCGAGAAGGGGCTGAAGCTCTCGATCCCGAAAACTTCCACCATTGACGTGCGCGTCGTTGATATGCCGAGCAATGTGGCCATCAACGAAGTCTCGTATCAGGTGGCGCCTGGCGTTCAGGGCTTGAGCCTTGACGTGTCTTGGGACGCTGTTACAGGCGGCAGCTCTTACGAGATCGCCTGGAAACGCTCGGGCAAATACGAAACCAACTGGCAGGTCATCAGCACGCAGAACCCGCTGGTGGAGCTGACCAACGTCCGTGCTGGCGACTATCAGTTCCAGATCACCGCGATCAACGCCTTCGGCACCCGCTCTCCGCGCAAGGATGTGAGCTACACCACGCTCGGCAAGACCGCAGCTCCAGGCGACGTGGCCAACTTCAAAGTCACCAAGCGCACGACCGATCTGTTGCTGACGTGGGATGCCGTGACCGACATCAGTCTGCTCGGCTACGAAGTGCGCGTTGGCGCATCCTGGGATAGCGGCGTGGTGCTGACGACGAACTTCGCCGGCACCATGATTACGCACGACCAGGACTACGCCGGCGACTACTACTACCACATCCGTTCGATCAACATGGAAGGTCAGTATTCGGATAACGTCAGCACCGTCAAGCTGACGCTGACCGCGCCTGGCACTCCGAAGAACTTCGACGTTGTGCAGTCCGGCAGCCGCCTCGAATTGGGCTGGTTGCCGAACCCTGAAGTCGATGTTGTCTATTATGAAATCCGCGAAGGCAACTCCTGGAACACCGGCACGCTGGTCTCGCAGGTCAAGGCAACCACCTTCACCATCCCGTCCGGTGGCATCGGTGTGCGCAAGTTCTGGCTGAAGGCAGTTGCTTCGCCTGGCATCTACTCTGACGTGCCGGCATGGATCGACACGACCATTGCGATGCCAACCAACTCCAACATCGTCGCAACGACTGACGAGAAGATGCTTGGCTGGCCAGGCAACAAGCTGAACATGCACGTCGTCGGCTACGACCTGATGATGAATCCGGTTGTGAATCGCGCCGAATACATCTTCCCCGTCGATCTGCTGGACAGCTATCGCGCTCAGAACTCGATCTACGCCACGCTCGACTCCATCGTCTATGACACGGACGCGATGAACTGGCTGACCTCGACGTTCGAGTGGGATGATGCCGAAGGTGCGCGTCACTGGGCGCCTGGTGGCGACATTGACTCCGTGACCGGCAAGTATCAAATCGCTCGAAAGACGGGCCTGCGTAGCGACGAGATCGACGGTTGGCGTCTGCATAGCTCGACGACGAGCGTCACCGGCAAGACCGCAGCCACCGCTCAGAACGTCACCTACGAAACGGGCCGCTACGGCAACGGTATTCGTCTGCGTGGCGGCGTGAAGGTGGATTGGACGACGGTCGCTGTGCCTGCTCAGTTCCGCTACTCGGCTTGGGTGATCCCGAAGCTGACAGGCAACTCGGCTGAAGTCTCGATCCTGGAGTTCTACAACACCACGACGAACAACTTCCTCCGCATCGGTTACGACGAGCCGAGCCAATCGTTCAAGTTGGTCGATAAGCAGGGCAATGTGGTTAGTGCTGTCTGCCCGATCAATACGGGCGACGTGGTGGGTCTCTACGTTGTCCAGACCGACACGAAGCGCAAGTTGTTCGTGTCTGTCGTTGGCGGCAACCCGTCGAGCGGCGAGGGTGCGTTCGCACCATCTGGCACATTCAACGCATTGCGACTGTATTGGTCTTGAGGATCAGTCAGTCGTGAGTTATACTTCCGCAAATTGGCAACCGCCATCTTTCTAAAGGAACAAACATGCAAGCACTTGATACTCTGAAGCTGAAAGGCACGATGACCGCCGTTCTCACGAAGGATGACGGTAGCGTCGAGACCTTCTTCAAGGACAACATTATCGTCAATGTGGGCTTTGACTTCATTGCCGACGCAATCGGCCTGGCCGCTTCCCGTCCTGGCGTGATGAATGCAATCGCTGTCGGCACCGGCACGACCGCTGCTGCTGCCGCTCAGTCTGCTCTCGTTACTGAATTGGCCCGTGGTGCAGCGACCTACGCTCACACCGCCGGCACCAAGACTTTCACCTTCACCACGACCTTCGCGGCTGGCACCGGAACCGGCGCTATCACTGAAGCTGGCGTGTTCAACTCGCAATCGGCCAGCTCCGGCATCATGTTCGACCGCGTGGTGTTCAACGTCATCAACAAGGGCGCAGCCGACACTCTGCAAGTGACCTTCACTTTCACGATGTCCTAATCAGTCAGTAGTGACGTAGAGGTAAATCCATGACCGCACTGACGCTGCGAAATACCAAAGGTTCTCCAGTTACCTACACGGAGCTGGACGCCAACTTCACCGCGCTCGATGCGGCCAAGATGGACAAATCGGCCAACTTGAGCGATGTTGCAAACGTGGTTGCCGCCCTGGCTAACTTGGGCGGCATCCCCCTTTCCCAAAAGGGCGCTGTGAGTGGCGTGGCCACGCTTGACTCGACCGGAAAGATTCCGATGTCGCAGATCAGCGGCTACGTTGTCTCGACGCTCATCGGCGTGTCCAACGGCGTTGCTGCGCTCGACGCAAACGGGAAGATTCCGCTTTCCTACCTGCAAAGCTATGTGCTGTCGTCTGCCGTTGGTGCTGCCAATGGTGTCGCAACGCTTGACTCCAGCGGCAAGGTTCCGTTGGGTCAGATTCCGGCAACGCTTTCGACCTACGCTTATGTCGATTCGGCCATCGCTGCACTGTCCAACTCGCTGAATGGCGGTGTTGCTGGTCAGCTTGTCGCCACCTCAAAAGTGCTGACGCCGCAGCTAGGGTTGGCAGACGCAACGCAAAACATCTACTTCGACGCCATCGCAAAAGAGCCAATCCTTGAAGTGCGTGGCTTCAAGTTCAAGTTCGTCAGCGGCTATCTGGTCTGCATGAACAAGAGTCGCCAGATTTTGGGAATCGCGACCGGCACAGCAGAAACATTCGTCGTTCCGGCTGGCATCTACTTCATCTTTGTGAAGATGTGGGGTGCGGGCGGTGGCGGCGGTTCGTATGGCGGCTGGCGTCAAGGTGGTTCTGGTGGTGGCGGTGGCTACTCTCACGGCATCATTCCAGTCAATCCTGGCGAAACCATTACCTATCGCGTCGGTAGCCCTGGCTTGGCTAACCCTGGCACGTCGAAAGGCTGGCCAGATGGCGGTGGCGCATCCACCGCAGGCGGTGACAATCAATACTGCGGTTCGGGCGGCGGCTCGACCTCGATTCACGTTCCGTCGCTCGGTGGCTACATCATGTATGCCGGTGCTGGCGGTGGTGGTGGCGCATGTAATGGTTGGGCCTTCACTTGCGGTGGCGCAGGTGGCGGTCTTGCTGGCGAAAAGGGAAGCATTAGCAACTCCTACGCAACGACCAATGCTGGTGGTGGCGGCACTCAGACTGCTGGCGGCGCGGCAGGCACACCTAGTTCCTCGACCGGCCAGGCTGGCGCAAGGGATCAGGGCGGCACGCATCAAGGCACAAGCAACTACGGCGGTGGCGGTGGTGGCGGCTACTACGGTGGCGCTTCTGGTCTGTATGGCCCTGGCTCTCACATGGGCGCCGGTGGCGGTGGTTCTGGCTACGTTGCGGCAAGCGTCATCATGGGTCTTACCGTTGCCGGTTGTCAGCGCATGCCTGCTCAGATGGGCGACCCTGACATTTCCGTCGCCAATGGTGCCGTCACTCCGTATGCCATCGGCGGTGAAGAAAATGGCCCTGGTGGTTCTGGCCTCATTGCAATCTACTACTGAGGTTCAAGATGGACATTCTCTCTGCAATCATGTTCCTGTCTCCGGCTGCTCGCTTTCATTTCGATGGCGAGCCGTCCTATGACACGCTCGTTTGGGAAGATACCTACTACCCGAAGCCGAGCCTTGCCGATCTCGAAACCGCCTGGAAGTATGTCCAGACCGGCGACGTGTCCTACAAAATCAAGCGACGTGAGGCTTACCCGACCGTTGAAGAGCAGCTTGCCACCATTTTCGACCTAGGTGTCGAAGGGTGGCGTCAGCGCATTCAAGCGATCAAAGATGCCATTCCGAAGCCGACTGTCGAGTAAGGGGCGATAAATGGGTGCGCCCTACGTTGTCGATGGCTACCTAGTTGATGGCGGTTACGTCTATCAGCCGGTAGTCACCGGCATGACGACCAACTGGCTCTTCCAGTGGGATAACACCGCAGCGTTGTCCTGGCAGGATGCGCTCGCGGCAAGTCGCACTTGGCAGGGCGCGTGGGATGTTGGCAACTTCACGCTCGACGCCGACGAAACCCTGACCGTTGCCGAGGCTCTGTCGAATAAGCCGGCGATTGCACTCGCCGAAGCGTTTGCATTTGCCGAAGCCCGAGCTTCCTACGTTCAGTCTGCGCAGGTTGAATCGTTTGCGATTGCCGAAGCGAACGCAAAGTCATACAGCCAATACCAGAATGAGTCGTTCGCGTTCGCTGAAGCGCCGAGCAACACGGTTGGTAAGAACAGCAGCGAGGCATTTGCAATCGCTGAAGCTCGCACGTCCAGTATCGGTCTGAATCCTAGCGAAGCATTCGTTGTCGCGGAGACTTACCTGAACAGCGTTGGCTTCGTTCGTGAGTTCAACGAAACGCTGGTCATGGCTGATGCACTGGCTAACACCTACGGGCTGAACAAGGCTGAAGCGTTCGCCGTTGTTGATGCCTGGCGTCGGCAGGGCGACCTTGTGATCTCGGACATGATGATCTCCAGCGGCGCAGACCTCACGATGGCTGAGTTCCAGGACTTCCTGCTTTACGGCAACGTGCCTGGCTACGAAAAGTGGCGCGACTTCATCCCAGGCGACTACGAATACCGCGAAGCGATGTTCCGTGTCGTGCTGCAATCGAAGAACGCTGACCGTGGCTTGCTGACAAACCTGCAAGCGACTGTTGATGTGCCTGACATGATTGACCGTGGCTCTGCAACCATCACGGTTGCTGCCAACGGTGCTGCGGTGACTTACAACCGCATCTTCCACATTGTTCCCGAGATCACTCTGGCTTCCAGGGGCGGTTCGGGAAGCAACCCGATTGCGCCTGAGTTCTATGGGTCGCCGACCAAGACGGGCTTCACCGTCCGGCTGCGCGACACTGTGACCGGCGCGTATGTGACTGGATCTTTCACTTGGGCCGCACACGGATACTGATGCGTTGTATCCGTGTCGGTCTTGGTGTATAGTTCAGTCATTCGTGACTGAGGATTTGCCATGCAAAGTTATACCGAGATTCCTTCCTCGCAGTCGCTCCAGAGTTCCTTGGCGCTACTGCTGAACAATGACAAGACCACGCTGTCTTGCTCGTCTGGTTCTGCCTTCCCCAACACCAACATTCAAGTTGGTATGCTGTGCTTCCGCACTGACCAACTGAAGCTCTACATCCTGAAGGATGCGACGCCGACCTGGCTGATGATTGCTGACCTCAACGGTAGCGCAGGCGGTGTGGCAGAGCTTGTTGCTGACGTTCTGATTCGTCGGCAGGGTGGCGCAGAGGGCGGCCAGTTCAGCCTTGAAAAGCCTGCAACTTCTACGACACTGAGCGGCAACGTCGTTGTCGATCTGAACGGCGACAAGCTCCGCTTCTTTGACGCGCTCGGCACGAACAAGGGCTTCTACATCGACCTCTCGACAGGCGCAGGCAACGCAGCTACGAAGATTTGGCATGACGCCAACGACGGCGCAGGCTCCGGTCTTGACGCTGACTTGCTCGACGGCATGCAGACTTCCTCTTCTGGCGACCGTTGGGGCGTTGTGCCGTTTGTTGATGGCACTGGCGTCATGGAAGTTGGCAAGAGCATCGACTTCCACGAAACAGATGCCGATGCAGGTGATTACACCAACCGTCTGACCTCTGCTGGCACCGGCGTCATGCAACTGAACGGTGTTCAGATTCCAGTCAATAACGGTCAGGTTCAAACGAACCTGAATGCCGACATGCTCGACGGCTTCCATTCGACATCGTTCGTCCGTTCTGTTGGTGGTGTCTCTCCCGATGCAGCCGGTAACGTCCAGGCGAACTATGTTCCGCTTGCCGGCGGCACGATGACCGGCAACCTGACTGTCTCCGGCACCGGCTCGATTCTTCTCAATACCAATGGCGACATTAAGTGCTACCGCGCTGGCGGCACCACGGGCGTTCTGTTTCTGAACAGTGCTGCCGACCGCTATGTGTATTGGGATGGCGCTGTCTATAACATGCCTGGCGGCAACCTGATGGTGAATGGCGCATACGCTCTGAACGCTGTGGGTGGCGCACTCTCCCGCACCAACAATACCGTGTCTCTGAACACGGTTCATAGCGGTGGCACTTTCAGCGCGGGTGTTGCCGGTTACATGACCTTCAACGGCGGCACGCTTAACGTGGGCGCTGGCAACTACGTTTCTTACCTCTCTATCGACGCCTACGGTCGCGTCACTGGCCTTGGCTATGGCAACCCGAATTGCAACTGCTCCTGCGTTCCGGCAGGCACCAAGGTTCGCATCAAGGCCGGCATCAAGAACGTCGAGTCCGTGATGATTGGTGACGTGGTTGAAACAACCGCTGGCGACGCCATCGTGACGAACCTGTGGCGTCCGAAGTTGGGCGACCGCAAGCTGTGGAGCATCAACGGCGTTCTGAGCATCACCGGCGACCACCTCATCAAGACCGCTGGCGGTTGGGCCTGCGTCGAGCCTGAAGCCTTTGCCAAGCGCAAGGAAGCTGGCCTCGCTCCTGACGTTGAATTCGTCCAGCTTGAAGTTGGCGCAGAGATCGTCACTGCTGCCGGTCTGGTCAAGGTTGAGAGCATCGAGGACACCGGCGCTGATGCCGACACGCAACTCTTCACGCTCTACGTTTCCAACGCTGCCGAGTTCTACGCCAACGATGTTGTCGTGGATGGCATGAACACCCCGGAGTAACCATGATTATCATCAACCAAAACCGCATCGCCGACGCTGCCAATGCAAGCGTTCAAATTGTCGAGACAGTGGTCGGCTTCGACGTGACCATCAGCGGCCAAACTATTCAGTTTGACAAGTCGAAATTGGATTTCGCGCCTGACGCGGCATTCATCGACATCAACGAGTTTGGCCAGATCGTGATGTATTGGCAGTCTGAGCTTGGCGGCACGCGGGATGCCGTAAGCTCTCTGATTGTGCGGAAGCGTGTTAATCCGGCTCACATTGCAGAAGTGACCATTCTTGTTGAGCCAAACAAGACGTTGCATGTGCTTTGCCAGCATGACGCATACGCCATGCCGGCAACTGGCACGGTTGTCGTTGAGCGCAAAGCGAGCAGCAATGTTTCTCCGCGTGCAATCATTCAGGAGCATCTGCCTGAAATGGTCGCGTTCTCGGAGCGCAACCGCATCAAGCTCGAAGCCATCGGTCGCTTCAATCCGGTGGATGCCGTTGCTGGTCTTGAGTTTCAGCTTGACATGCTGACCGCTGCCGTCAAGGCGCTGATCGCAAAGCTCCCCGAAGCTGACCGCCCGACGTGGTGGCCGGAGTTCGAGGCTGCTGTCCTCGGCAATTCCTCGTTTGGCCTGCTTTCCGAGAACGTGGCAATCGCTCGCATTCTCGAAGAAAAGACCAAGACGCGAGCCAACCAAATCGACTACTACGGGAAGCTGGCGGCACTCAACGCATGACCTTCAAGGACGCTAGGACGGTTCTTTCTCAGTTTCGGGAACCGTCCTACTGGAATCGCGAAAACACCATCGAGTTTTTCGCCTTCATGACGAAGCTGATCATCATCATTCCGGGCCTGTTGTTTGGCGTTCAGTTCTGGTGGCTCTACATCTTCGCGCTGGTTAGCAGCGCGGCCCTGATCTGGAGTTCGACAGTCAAAACGCTGCCTACGCTGATTGTGTTTAACGGCGCGTGGGTTTGTATCGCAGCAGTGTCCATCTTCAAGGGGGTAACATCGTGAATATCGCAATCGTTGGTGGTGGCCTTGCCGGCTGGCTCGCTGCAATCACCGCAAAGCGCCTGCACCCGCAGGCCAACGTCAATGTGTTTGAGGCGCCTGGCGTCGGTCGCGTGGAGTTAGAAGAGGCAACGACCTACCAACTAAACATCATTCTGAAAGCTGCTGGCCTAGATGGTCTGGATTTTGTCATGCGTGCGGGCGGCACCGTCAAGGGCGGCACACTGTTTGACAACTGGAACAATCGCGGCAGCAAGGTGTTTTCCGCGCTCTGTCACTTCGACCAACTGAACTGGCGCAACTTTGTCGATCAGGACTTGGCCAAGCTCGACGAGGAGCTGCTGCACATTGCGGCAATCGCCAACGACACGCAGATCAACGACTACGACTACTCCTGCCTGGCACTCGCCGGCAAAACGCCGATCTCCATCATCGACGGCAAGCCCGTCGCTCGCTCCGTTGTCAATTACCACGTCGATACCGGCAAGCTGGCTGATCTCGTCAAAGAAGTGGCTATCGAGCGTGGCGTGCGTCACGTCGCAGCCAAAATCGACGACGTGATGATGAACGATCAGGGTATCGAGGCGCTGGTATCGGGCTTCAATGTCTATCCCTGCGACTTCGTTTTCGACTGCTCTGGTCTTGCCCGCTTGATTCTCGGCAAACACATGAACCCCGAGTGGGTTGATTGCACCAAGTATTTCCCGCTCGACACGGCGATGGTTCTGTCTGAGCCACGCAACGGGCGCGAGATCGACGCTTACACCACGATGTTCGCCATGAAGCATGGCTGGATGTCGAAGATGCCGACGCAGCAAACCATTGGCCGCTGGTATGTCTATAACTCGACCTACTGCACCGACGACATGGCTCTTGCAGAGGCACGCGAACAGTTTGGCGACCACCTCGAAAACAAGGGTGTGTTCCGCTTCAAGTCCGGCCTCTACAAGAACGCCTGGATCAAGAACTGCATGGCGCTCGGTATGGCCGCATCCTTCTTTGAGCCGATGGGCGCAACGAACATGCGCACGATTGGATCGCAACTGATCCTGCTCGATGAAGTGGGCGGCATCACGAATGATCCGGCAAAGATCGCCCACTGGAATGAGCGCATGCAACTTATTCACCGTGACAGCCTGATGTTCGTCTATCTGCGCTATCTGGTGGAGGGCAGGGGAACGCCGCATTGGGATACCTTCAAGCCCGAGAATGCGCCGCCTGAACTCAAGGACGTGATCGCTGCGCTTGAGGATGGCAAGTTGTCTGCGTCTGGCCGCGAAAGCGGTCGCACATACTTGGCCATTTCGCTCAAGACAGTTCTATCGACCGTGCCAAACACGATCCTGTCGCGTGAAGGTCTCAAGCGCCGGTATGTCGAACTCAACCTCGAAGAGCGACTGTGGAGCAAGCGCGACCAGATCGCTGCGGCCGTCCAGGCATTCGGCGAGGAGCTGGCCACCAATGAACAACTGTTTGACCTGATGGGTGTGAAATGACCGCCTTCGTCATCAAGGGCGTGCGCAATGGCGCAATCAAGTCCTTCATCTACGACAACGAAAAATCCACGCTGACCGACGCCGATGGCGTGCCAGTAAAAATGGCTGCCGCTCCGACAGCAGCATTTCGCGATGCGCCGACAGAACCGACAGGCAAGGTCTCGAACATCAAAAAGCTGAAGATTCAGCTTGGCTTGTCGTGCAACTACTCCTGCGAATACTGCTCTCAACGCTTCGTGCCTCATGCTGGCGAGACCAACAAGAATGACATCGAGCCGTTCCTGACCAAACTGCCGCAGTGGTTCGACGGCGGCGAGAACGGGCAGGGCAAAGGTGTCCAAATCCAGTATTGGGGTGGCGAACCCCTGGTGTATTGGAAAACCTTCAAGCCTCTGGCCGAAGCACTGCATGAGCGGTATCCAGACGCCACGATGAGCATCATCACCAATGGCAGCCTGCTCGACGACGAGAAGAACGCCTGGCTGGATCAGCTCGGCTTCTCGGTGTCGGTTTCGCACGATGGCCCTGGCCAGCATGTGCGCGGGCCAGATCCACTGGAAGATCCAAAACAGCGTGCCGCGATCCTCGACCTGTTCAAGCGTCTGCATCCGAAGAAGCGTTTCAGCTTCAACGCCATGATGAACCGCGAGAACATGAGCCGCGCTGCCGTCCGTCGCTTCTTCATTGAACTGACAGGCGTCGGTGACGTGCAGATCGGCGAGGGTTCGTTCATCGACCCCTACGACGAAGGCGGCCTGGGCGACTCTCTGATGAGTGCCGAGGACATGAACCGCTACGTTTGGATGGCGTTCGAGGAGCTGATGCTAGGCAAGGTGACGCCTGAAAACAACCAGATCGCAGGCATGAAGGTCGGCGGTTTCATCAGGTCGATTGCGCAAGGACGGCACGCAAACGCACTGAATCAGAAATGCACGATGGACGACCCGCAAAACATCGCCGTCGATCTGCGTGGGAACGTGCTGACCTGCCAAAACGTGAGTGCAAACTCCCTGGCGCCAAACGGTCTGTCGCACAAGATTGGCACTGTCGATGATCTCGCGGCGGCCAAGCCTGTTACGTCGCGTCACTGGAGCAAGCGAGACAACTGCCGGCAATGCCCTGTGCTTCAGCTTTGTCACGGCTCTTGCATGTTCCTGGAAGGCGAACTCTGGCAAGCGGCCTGCAACAACTCGTTTGCCGACAACATTCCATTCTTCGCATTTGCGTTCGAGATCATGACCGGCTACCGCCCTGTCGAGATCATCGGTGGCATGGTGGAGCGCCAACGCATTTGGGAACTGCAACCCGTCAAGGGCAGACGCATCATTCCAATCAAGGCTGAATAAGTCACGACTGACTTGCTTTTCGTAAAATGCCATGTTATATTGGACATCATGAGCGATACACCTAAAGTCAATCTCGTAATCAATCAAGGCGCTACGTTTCGTCACCGCTTCGCATGGCGTGACAAGAACGGGCGTCCGATTGACGTTACCGGCTTCACTGCCAGGATGCAAATCCGTGCTGACGCTGCGGCTTCGGCTGCCTTGGTAACTCTCACGACGGAAAATGGAGGGATCGCGCTCGGCGGTAAAGCTGGCACGGTCGCTCTGTATCTGAACGACACGAACACTTCGGCGATCACCTGGAACAAGGGTGTCTATGACATCCAGTTGGTGTCTCCGAGTGGTGACGTGTTTCGCATGGTTGGCGGGATCGTGACTGTTTCCGCCGCTACAACTAAGTCATAACTGAATTAACAAAGGAGCTTCAAATGGCCGCAATGTCCGATTACCTGGAAAACAAACTGATCGACCAAATCTTCCGTGGTCAGGCGTTCTCCTTCCCCGCAACTCTTTACGTTGGTCTGCTGACCGCAGTTCCGACTGACGGCACCGCAGGCACCGAAGTCACTGGCGGTTCCTACGCCCGCGTTGGCGTTGCCGCTTCCCTGACCAACTTCGCTGGCACGCAAGCCGCTGGCTCCACCGTCGCATCGAGCGGCACTGGCGGCACGACCTCGAACAACGGCGCGATCACCTTCCCGGCTCCGACCGCCAACTGGGGTTCTGTCACTGCCTTCGGCATCTACGACGCTGCATCCGGCGGCAACCTGCTGTTCTACGGCACGCTCGGCACCGCCAAGACCGTCAATAACGGCGACGCTGCACCGTCCTTCGCGGCTGCTCAGTTGTCCATCCAGATCGACAACTAATCGGTAGGCGACCAAAATGGGGATCAAGCATAACTATCAATCCGCGACCGCGAACAACGGCGCGTCTGAGGTTTCCTCTACGCGCTGGAACGAAGATCACGTCATTGATGGCTATCTTGATCTTCCTGAAATCGCTGATCCGGTAGCGCCTGACGCAACGCACCTTCGCGTGTATGCCAAGGACGTTGCTGGTAAGCCCGTCCTGAAGTTCATGGGCGCATCCGGTGTTGATATGCCGGTGCAGGCTCATATTGGGATGAATAATGTTCGTCGCGTTGGCCCTGGTGCTGGCACGTCGGCTACGTCCCACGCAACGGCATTGAATACGGGCTATACGAGTTCCGCGACTACATTCACTGCTCCGTCGCCAACGACAGGCTCTCTGCTCAGTCGCACCCGTCGCTGGACGCAAGCGACGAATACCACCGCAGGCGCAGTAACGTCGCACCGTAGCTCGATTGTCGAATGCAGCCGCGAAACCGGCTTCTTCTTCACTACCCGCTTCTACCTGCTCACGATGGCCGCTGGTCAGCGTGGGTTCTTTGGTCTGACGAGTAGTGCCGCTGCTGCAACCAATATCGACCCGCTCTCCGCTACCGCTGTGACCATCGCACACCTCGGCCTAGCGTTCAACGCGAATACGGGTAACTGGAAGCTCACCTCCAATACCGCAAGCACCATCCCGACCGTTGTTGATCTTGGCGCCAGCTTCCCGCTGAACGTCACAGACCTGATGGAACTTGTTCTTTTCTGTCCTCCGAACGGGGCGTCTGTTGGTTATCGCGTGACGAATCTGACAACTGGCGCAACGACTACCGGAACCATTGCTGCAAACCTTCCAGCTCTGACCAGCATGTTGGCTGTTCAAAACTGGATGACGAATAACGCAACCGCCGCTGCTGTGGCGTTTGGCTCTACTGGCTGGTATCTCGAAACGGACTTCTAAAATGTTTTGGCGAATTGTTGAACTTGATGGCATTCGTTCGCTGATCCTTGACGGCGAGCCGATTCCTGCTGGCGCAATCGAGATCGGTCAAACTGCCGATCCTGATTGCCTGAATCCGCCTGTCCCTGTTCCTGAATCCGTCACGCCGAAGCAGATTCGCCTGGCGCTGAATCGTGCCGGCCTGCGCGACATTGTTGAGCAAACAATCGCCGGTCTCGATCAGGACGTTCGTGACATTTGGGAGTTCGCACAAGAAGTTCGCCGCGACGATCCGTTGGTCGTAATGCTTGGCGAGCAGTTTGGCGCTAACCTCGACGACCTGTTCCGCCTAGCAGCAACCCTCTAAGGCCAGAGTGTCATGGCCTTGTTCGACTCCGCCATCTTTGATGCAGCGATCTTCGATCAGGCCGCTGCCGCGCCGACCACCGATCTAGGGTCGGCTTCTGGCGTTTGTTCGTCCTCGGCTGTCACGGCATCGCTGACGACCCAAATCAAATTCACTGCGACTGCCTCTGCTGTCGCAAGCAAGATCACGGCAACGCTGACGACCGGCATCAAACTTGGTGGCTCTGTCGCGGCTGTATCTTCGACAACCTCTACCCTGACGACGGCAATCAACCTGTTTGGCTCCGCCGTTGTTGAATCGACCGCAACGTCTGACTTGACCGCCGGCCCGGCACCACAAGCCGCTGCCCTGGATGGCGCGATCACGTCTGAAGCGACCGCTGTCGCTAACCTCTCGACCAGCATCACGCTTCAGGCTGTTGCTCAGTGTCAGGCTGCTGCACCGCCGCCTGCTCTGACGACTGTCATCAAGCTCTCTGGCGCAGGGGCAGGCTTTACTGCCGCCTCTGCAAGTCTCACCACGAACATTAAGCTGGCCGCATCTGTCGCTGCCGGTTCCGTCGCATCTGGCTCTCTGACGACGGGTATCCCGCTTGCCGCCTCTGTCGCCGCAAGCTCGACTGCTACCGCATCCCTGACC